CCCGCCTGTAAGGCGGGCACTTAGTTAGATGAGAATGGTGTCAAAACGTACATTCCGACTCACTTTAGTGAGTCGGAATCGGTATTGGCGCTAACTTAGTAGGCTTCCCTGGAGCAAGGCTCTAAAGAGCCTTGGTTCATAGACTACTAAGATCGCACCAAAACGTTCCTTGTTGCTGACGTCCCGTCAGCAACAAGCGGTATTGGCGCCAATCTCGTCGGCTTTCCAGGTGCCCGCCTGTAAGGCGGGTGTATCGAAATATCAGACAGATCTAATGAATTGCCAAGATAGGTCTTGGCATATTAGTTCCCAGATCTTATCCTGTATATAGAGCTTATCGCGATTTTTTAGCAGCGGAAACGAGGGCAGATATTCGTCCAAGTCAAGCAGCTCGCAGAATTTGTACAAAACATATGAATATGACAAGAAGTTGCTTCGGTCTTTCGGACAGTTCTTCTGAAACGACGGCTGTATTTCCTTGAACATGTAACGCAACTTCTCTTCGACTTCGCGCGTCATCACGGGCGCATTCTGTCCATTCAGACGATTGATGATATGTGGCACATGCTCATAATACTTGTTATATTTCAACTTCTTCAAAATCTCACGTACCTTCTGCCTCGCAAGTGTTCGATAATCGAGAATACGCTCCTTCTTGAGTTCGGCACAAATGGCATCATACACCTCCTGTGGAATCTCCGTGCTCTCCTTGGCTTGGAACTGCGCGAGCCACTCGTTGAAATGGTTAATACGCTTATAAGCGTAATAACTGACCTCCCGAGGAGGATCCTTGTAACTCGGCTTATCGGAGTCAATAAGAATAAACTGCTGATAGCCACACGATGTGCAGGTAAAAATCGCCTCGTTCGCACTGAAAATCATCTCCCTTTCGCACTCAGGGCACTCGCCATATGTGTCATTCTCCATAGCGTTTGCGCTGCGTGCGTGTTCCGGATGAAACTTTAGCAAATACTCCTCCAATAGTTTATCTCGGCGTAATACCTCCCCTGGATTTTGCTTGACCGGCACAACTTCTGTCGCGCCCTGTGTGGCCGCCGCCGTTTCCAAGGCAGCGAGAACAGATCCCGCCTTAGCCTTCACACCCGCCCGCTTTACAACGGGCTCCACCCCCCTGTTTATCTTGTCCTGTATTTCGTAATAACTATACATAATATCCCCGGCATCAAGAAAATACTCGAGAAGATCATTCTTGTGTTCGGAACGACTGACCTCGCGCTCTAGTTTCTTTTTCTCATTCTGCATCTGTTCATAACGCACTTCGTCCTTTACGGAACTGGAATCGGCCTGTAACTGCTGAATCTGCTGCTTCAATGCAGCGTTATTATCCCCCTTTTCAGATATGGATTGCAGGCGAACTTGGTGAAGGCGATCCAACGTTGTGCGCGCTTCAGGATTGCTTCGTTTCGTCGGACGTATTTTGAAAAAGGCATCCTGTGACATTCCTCCTATAGAGCGTTCGATATCTCTGTTTAGGCTAGGGTTCCTTGAAAAACCGGCGCGGAGATCTCTCCAAAAAAGAATGTCCCCGGCACATGGCAGAATTCCCCCTCTTTTTACCTTAAATCGGCTATAAAGCCTCCGGCACACGGATTTTTCCGAAGTTCTCCCCCTCTCGCAAAAATTATTTCTGCGGAAGGGGTATAACAAAATGACTGGTGGTGGCTTGATGCAACTTGTTGCTTACGGCGCGCAGGATGTGTACCTCACGGGCAATCCTCAGATTACGTTTTTCAAGGTGGTGTACCGCCGCCACACCAACTTCGCGATGGAGTCTATTGAGAACCCCTTCAACGGCTCTCCTGGCTTCGGCAAGCGCGTTACTTGCACGATTCAGCGTAACGGCGATCTGATCCACCGCATGTACCTGCAGGCGACTCTGCCGGCGGTGACCCTCCAGGCGTCCGACGGCTCTGGTGCGCAGTTCCGTTGGCTCAACTGGGTGGGCCACAACCTGGTGCGCAGCGTGGAGATTGAGATTGGCGGCCAGCGCATTGACAAGCACTACGGCAACTGGATGCACATCTGGAATGAGCTGTCCCAGGAGGCGGGCAAGCAGGCCGGCTATGCGAAGATGGTGGGCAACGTGCCTGCGCTCACCAACCTGCTGGTGCAGGGCGGCGAGCCTTGCGACGATGACTGCGCGGGCGGCGAGCCCAACATGTCCAACGAGCTCCAGAACTGCGCGCCGGCGTACACCCTGTACATCCCTCTGCAGTTCTGGTTCTGCCGCAACCCTGGTCTGGCGCTGCCTCTGATTGCGCTCCAGTACCACGAGGTGCGCATCAACCTCGAGTTCAACGACCTCCGCAACCTGTGCTGGGACACCACGCCCCAGATCACCTCCAACTACCACACGATCCGCGACCGTGTGGCGGCGGCCAACCTCCAGGCGGCGTCCCTGTATGTGGACTACATCTACCTGGACACGGACGAGCGCCGCAAGTTCGCCCAGGTGTCTCACGAGTACCTGATCGAGACCCTGCAGTTCACTGGTGCTGAGTCTATCACCAGCTCCGCCAACAAGCTGAAGCTGAACTTCAACCACCCCTGCAAGGAGCTGGTGTGGGTGGTGCAGCGCGATTCCTTCGTGTCTTGCGACGACACCGTGGTGAACGGCTGGAAGGGCCAGCAGCCCTTCAACTTCAGCGACTGGTGGGACAGGTCCGTGCTGGAGTCTGGCTACTCCGTGACCCGCGTGGAGGGCATGGCCGGCAAGAACCCTTGTATCACTGCTCTGCTGCAGCTGAACGGCCACGACAGGTTCCAGGTCCGCGAGGGACGCTACTTCAACGAGGTGCAGCCCTTCCAGCACCACACCAACGTGCCTGCCGTGGGCATCAACGTGTACTCCTTCGCCCTGCAGCCCGAGCAGCACCAGCCCAGCGGCACCTGCAACTTGTCCCGTATTGATAACACCACTCTGCTGCTGACCGTGTCTAACAACGCGGTGGGCACCGTGGTGTCTTCCAGCGTGTACGTGTTTGCCACCAACTACAACGTTCTGCGTGTGATGAGTGGCATGGGCGGCCTTGCATACTCGAATTAAGTTACTGGTGTCCACCCAGGATACCCCGGCTTTATATATTGTATTTTGTATATGTTCAGTTGAGTAAAATTTAGAAGATAAAATCATATGCTTAAGGTATATTACCTTAGACATATGGGTATACTAAGTACAACAGGAAGGCCTGCTGGAGAAATTATCTACGATGAAGTGGCTTATTCTGATAAAGCCTATGTAGTGGCGTATCTTAAAAAGAATGATGTAATTCATCATTTTATCATAGATAGGGATGATTATGATACTGTCTCAAAATACTCTTGGCATGTAATCTCAGATAACTATATCGCTACTACAGTTGAACACGGGGGCAAGCGAAAGCCTATGTACCTGCACAACCTTATCATGAAACGGGATGCGTTCAACGGCAAAGGGCAAACTGAAAGTGTTGACCACATTAATCGTAAAGGCTGTGACAATCGCAAAGAGAACCTTCGACTTGTCACACAGTCTGAGCAGAATATTAATCAGGTCAAAAAGAAGCGAAATGTTATCTTGCCTTCAACCTGTGGAATACAGCCAGAAGAGATTCCTAGGCATATTTGGTATGTGCGTGCAAATGGCCTACATGGCGACAGATTTGCGATTGAATTTAAGACTGAAGGGATTATTTGGAAAACCACGAGCTCAAAAAAAGTGTCTTTGGCGGATAAACTTGCGCAGGCAAAAGAGAAGTTAGAGGAACTCTATGGCTTATATCCTCATTTGAATCCTGAGGTGGCTGAAGGCGAAGCAACAGTGCTTTTAGAGTCTTATAATGCTATTGTTGGAATAGATTAGCCCCTATACACGAGCAGCTGCGTCTCAATACTGTGAAGCAGCCCTTCCAAGACCCGATTTTGCGAACTAAACGGAATCTTTCGTCGAGCCTTTTGCTCCTCGAAACGCTGCTGCGACATAAACCATGAGGTGTTTTTGATCGCGTCGATTTCGCGGAGCATATCCATATTACTCTCTATCGCCTCACGAACCGCTGGGGCGCTACGTTCCAGCAGCCCTTGCTCTTCTGGCTTTGCAACAGAGCGACTAATATTGTAGGAGAGCCGTGCGAACTCTAGGCGTTCATGGAGCGCACGCCATCGTTCGTTATCAGATGGACTTTGCCAATCACCCAGAGGCTCACGATTAAGAAGTTCCTGTTCCACAGCCCGCTTATGCTCTTCCCGATAGGTATTATTCCGCCTGAGCAGCTCCCTCACTTCGGTAAATTCGTCCATTATGCCTACCGTCTTTATAGTGTGGCGTGCTTAAGCTGCGCCCAGTTCCCCCCAACTCTTTAGCCACACCCGAATAGGCTCAAATGTCAGTTGTTCTTACGCATCTTGGTACTTCTGTTCCTCCCTATTTGCGCGACTGTGTTCATCAGCTTCGTCTCTGGAATCCTACTACGCCCATCTATCTGATTCTGTGGCGGGATCAGTCGGGTGAATTCTGGACCAAGCTGGTCTCCGACTACAGCGTCAAGATTATCTATAC